CAGAATTGATACATGAAAAAGAATATGTTATTGGTGAAATTAAAAAACTCAGGGATTCGGGTTCACTGATTATCAAGGAATATACACCGAAAACAATTTCTTCAAATACTCTTAGTGCGTTCTTACAGGATTTGGAACAACGACGGAACTTCAAAGCTGATTTGGTAGTTGTGGATTATCTCACATTGATGAATCCAAATAATAACAAACATAGTAGTGAAGCACTATACCAAAGGGCCATGGAAGTAGCTATCGAATTGAGGGCTATGGCGTGTGAATTTGAAATTCCTGTAATTTCTGGGAGTCAAATTAACAGGTCTGGATTTTCTAACTCCGCTCCGGGTATGGAAAATATTGGTGAATCAATCGCCATTCCCCAAACAGCCGATACTATGATAATCATAAATCGTAACGAAGAATATGATTCACTGGACCAAGTAGAGGCCCGAATAGTTAAGTCCAGATTCTCCAAGAATGGAACTAATACATTAATCGGTGTGGATTATGATACAATGAATTTGTATAATTTGGACCACCAAACAACCAAATTTACGGACGAAGCCGCCAGTGATGCTCGTTTGGATAGATTGACAAGATCGGCAAATTCTCTCAGAACCGGCAACAGTCCCATTGACGATGAACAAAATTATAATGATGATATAGAATAAAATAAAAAATGCCTTGACAGAGTTTGTTGTTTGTGATAATGTATATATCTATGAAAGGAAAAAATAATGAAGACAATAACGATAGCGATTGATGTACCAGAAGATAGATTAATTGACGACTTGGAGGCGACTGACTTCGCAACGATAGTGTCGCAGAGTCCTACGGCATTAGAGTTGATTAAGCGTCTTCCCGGTGACGACAAGACGTGGCATCCTTCTAGTGTCACAGCGGAAATAGGATGCTCGGTGCGGATAGTAAAGGAAAAAAATAATGAGGAGTAAACGTCCAAGTCCGAAACTCAATAAACTAGAACATGTAGCTAAGGCTATGGGAATGTCTATTCCGGGTGTGCATCATGAATTAAAAAAGATCATTAACAAAATGATCGACCGGCTAAAGCCATCATATTTTGCAGATGGCCTTGGAGTTTTTGAAATCGTTTTAGATTTATCCGATATACTTGGAGTTAAGAATAATCCGGGCGAAATTTTTAATAAGTTGAATCCTGTAAACAAAAAATTGTGTGTCATTCAGGCAAAACGCAGGGCACCCCATTTAGTTAAACATTCGGGGGATTTTGAGGATTTGCTTGGTGGCTAATGAGAGAACCAATGCCTATAGGATATATCAACTATATGCATCGGCCAAATCCCATTTTACAAGTTCGTTTATGCGAATTGGAAAATTAGAGACGTTTCAGAAAAGAAAAGACGTCAAATCATTTTCAAGATTAATTGTTCATTTTAGAAAAAATCAAATTGACACTCTAGATAAAATTGAACTGTTCATGAAACTAAATGCCAAGAGATTACAAGACGAATTTTATGTTCAGAATTTGATGACACTGGAAAGTCTGGATTGCTATAATGAAGGTGAGAAAAAATATGGTTCAGAAAAGAAGTATCTTCACTTTGTATTTTCCAGCTTCAAATTTATCAACAATTATTGTGAAGAGAATAGTATAACTTTGAAACATTATTTCAAGAATGGCAGAATCCCACAATCCCTACGACATTATAGAGAAAACAAAATAGCCGAAGATATCATAGTATATTCCAAGACTCTACAGTCTACCAAATATAAAAACGATGTAATGCTGATGGTATTTGCGAAACGGTTTTTCCAGCAGTATGAAATTATATTAAAGAGAATAGAACAGAATCCACAATTGGAAAGTATACTAATTAAGGGCTTTAATTACCTTTTAAAAAATCAGAAAAAAAGAAATATTTTACTTAAAAAAGGACATTGAATCGGGTATACTAACTTTAATGGAGGATATGGATATGGTAACTAGGCCCAAAAAGAATCCACAAGAACAGAAGGAACCAGACCCAAAACAATATTTGGTAAATTACAAGGATAGGGTCAAGCGCAGACATCCCGATTTATTTGAATCCCAAGAAATAGTTAGTGTGCAATTCTGTAAAAAGTTTCTTGGAGCCGAGACTAAAGGAAAAGCAAAACGTATTTTGAAGGAGCATTTAATCAAAATCAATTGATGATTTTGTGTGCGGAATTCAAAATGAAAATTATTTGAAAGGAAAAACAAATGGCTATCAAAAAGTTTAAAGATGTTCGGGAAATGTTTGAGAAAGTAAAGGCCCAACACCAAGAAAATAATGTGTCCTCAAAAAAAGATTTCTCTATTCTGGATTCCAAGATTTGGAAACCCACGATGGATAAGTCTAAGGACAAAACCGAATATAAGATTCGTTTCCTACCTAATCCAGATTCAGAAACCGGAATGCCCTTTGTACTGAGAAAATTGCATGGCTTCGGTCCCGACAATCATCGTTTTTATGAACATTGTCCAAAGAGTATAGGTAAAAAATGTCCAATTTGTGACGTTGTAAACCCATTGTTCAAAAGCGATAATCCTATGGACAAAAGCATTGCAATGAGTCGCTATGGTAAAAAAAGATTTGTTGCAAACATTCTAATTGAAGATGACCCCCGAGAAGAGGGGGCTTTGAATGGCAAAGTATTTATGATGGAGTTTGGAGTTAAAATTAAAGAAAAGTTGGACAAGGCCATGAGTTCAGACTTTCTTTATTATTCTCCGTTTGAGGGAGCGACCTTTGATTTGGAAGTGAAATTAGTAAGCGACTACCCTAATTATGATGGTTCTGAATTTTCTCGAAAATCCACCAAACTGTTTGATGGTGATGAAGAAAAGTTAGATGAACTGGCTTCACAGTGTTACGATTTGGAAAAAGAAATTCTTACGGAAGACAAATTCAGGAACTATGAAGAGCTTCGGCAACGTTATGAGGCTTGGGAAAATGGAGACCAGATGCCCAAGAATGTCTCCGGGGGGTCTTCGGATGAAAATCCCAAAGACAAAGACAAAGACAAAGACAAAGAAACTCTAGACTTAATCGGGGAGATCGAAAAGGCCGCTGATGAAGTCAAGAAAGAAAATCCCTTTGGGGATGATGTTCCAGCAAAAGACGTTACCCCTCCAAAAGAAAAGGAAACGGACGGTAAAGAAGAGGAAAAGAAAGACGATGATGAAGAGTTTGACGCCGACGCTTTCAATAAAGAAATCGACAAAGAATTTGGAGACGAAAACGATAAATAATCAATGACATTTTGAGTAACAACGTTTATTACTTTTTAAAATAAGGAGAGATAAAATGAGATATGTGAAGAATCCCCCAAAGGTATCAGCAGATCATTGGGTAATTGTAACCGAAAAAACGAGCAATATAAGATGCCAACGGGTAGAATCGTGTGACAAAGAAACCCTTCGAAGCATTGATTCTGGATCAATAAAGTTTTGTGGTTATTGTGGACAACCATTGAGGGCGCACGGGTGTGTGCGGCTAAAAGAGGGCGAAGTTTGTATACAAGATGGTTGTATGGCGTGTCCGGGAGACTGGCTAGTACAAAATGAGAGGGATAGCAGGGTCTTTGAAATTATGTCGGATGAAAAATTCAAAAAATTATATTCGCCAGTGGAAGAAGAACAGGAATAGGAGACCGCAGAATTTATAGATTGAAGGGAGGTTTCAAATTATATTAGGATTTTCAGGACGGAAACAATCCGGCAAAGATACCATGTGTGATCTTTTAGCAAAGAATTTTTTCGGGATGACGAAAATGGCTTTTGCTGATTCTCTAAAAGAAACAGTTGAATCGGTTTTCGGTATCCCACTAGAAACTCTTTACGGAACAGACTCAATGAAAAATGGACCATCCCCTGTTTTGTGGGAAGATGTTTCAAAGGAAATAAACATGATACACAGACCCATGGATACACGTCCTCATGAAGCTTTAACCGTTAGAGAATTATTACAGATTTTTGGAACCGATGTTTGTAGACGATTTTACAAAAACTTTTGGTGTGACTTAACATTTAGAACTATTGAAAAGACATATTCCAATAACCCGTATGTCTTAATATCGGATGTTAGGTTTCCAAATGAAGCGGACGGTATAAGAGAGCGTGGCGGTTTGGTAATACGACTAACAAGGAATTGGGTTTCCAAGGATGCACATTCTTCTGAAATTGCTTTGGATTCTTATGAAGATTTTGATATAATCATTGACAATAAAGACTTATCAATAGAGGAATCTCAAGTAATTCTTTTAGAGAAATTAAAAGAGAAGGGGATAACTTTCGATGCCATACATTAAGCAAGAACGAAGGTCTGTAATTGATGAAGAGATTTATAATCTCATAGAAAGAATGCAAGACCTACTTGGTGGTCCCTGTGGTGGCGACTTGAATTATGTCTTTTCACAGTTGGCATTGGGAATGAAAGCAAAAAACTACAAAGAATTCTCTGAAATTATAGCTACCTTTGAATGTGCTAAACTAGAATACTATCGAAGACAGATGCAAGATTACGAAGATTTAAAAGCAAAAGAGAACGGCGATTTGGCCGGGTTTGCAAAGAAATAAGGAGGGTTTGTGATGTTGAACAATGTTTATTGTCCGTCAATTTATTTGGCTGGATACATTAGTAATGATTGTGATAAGGAATGTCGTGAATGGAGAAATTGGTTTAAGGAAAACCGTCCCGGTTATCGTTGGTTGGACCCAACTAACGGGGAAGCACCTGAGACTATTAAGAACCATGGACTAGATTCTAAAATTGATGCTGGACTGATTGTGTCAAGGGACCTAACTTCCGTAAAGAATGCAGATATAATTTTAATCAACACGGATACTTTCAAAAACAAAAGACCAATTACGGGGTCTATTGTGGAGATTGCTTGGGCATATTTGTTGAATAAGCCCATTGTGATGCTATCCAAAGATGAAAATTATATCAAGCATCCATTTATGAAAGTAATGTGTTCGTCCATTGTACAGAAAAAAGAAGATGCCCTTAAAGCATTGGAGTTTATTATTCAAGGATTATAGCCCATGAAAATCCCAGAGCATATTTTACAAAACATGTTTTTGAAGACGATTGAAGGTGCTAAGAAGTTATCCAAAAATCGGTGCGTAGGCCGATGTCCTGTTTGTGGTGATTCCAAAAAAAATAAAAACAAAAAACGTTTTTATCTTATGACCCAAAAAGAACCCAATGTTGTCTATTGTCATAATTGCCATCATTCACAGAGGGCGGACCTATTCTTTAAGAAATACTTTCCAAGTGTTTATGATAGCATTGCCAATACAATTTACGAGTCTTTTAAAAACAATTTCGTAGAAGAAATTCCACAACAGGATGATAGTATAGAAAAATCTCTCAATTCTTCAATAGAATTCGGAGACTTGGTTAATTTTTTGAAAAGTAGTTGTGCTTCTTTTAAAAACGTTACGTTCCTGAATGACAAAGAATCTGCGGCTCGGGAATATCTAATAAAAAGAATGGTCCCTGTAGTTATTGTTGATAAGTGTTACTATTGTGGCAATCCACAAGAATATGCAGATGAAAAATTTCAAGACTATATAATTATCCCATACTATAATGAGTTTGATATTCCGTATTATTTTCAAGCTCGTTATGTTGGGGACGATCAAAACGCTCTTAGGTTTATGACCAGTGATTTTGAGTGTTGTCCAAAAACTGCAATTTTTAATGAAAAAATAGTAGACAATGATGATACAATATTTGTAGTAGAGGGAATCATTGATTCCATGAACATCGAAAATTCTATATCTATTACTGGTACAGGAATATCGGATGAAGTAATAGAATATATTTCTGATAAATTTAAAGACGTAATTTGGTTGAATGATAACGATGAAGCTGGAAAGGTATTGACAGAAAGACTATTAAAAATGGATAAAAAGTGCTTCGTGTGGCCAAAGGGAATTGACGTCAAGGATATTAATGACTTTGCTATAAGAATGAAACGGAAGCTTATAGATAAAGATTGGCTAGTTAAAAATTCGTTTTCCGGAATCCGGGGATTGGGAAAGTTGCTATGAAACTTACAGAAATGGAAAAAAATCATCTAGATATTTTGGAATTTATCTCCCAGAAACTTCCACACTCTAAAATCATAGAACAGTCGAACTGGCGGGGCTTTTTAATTTTACAGATTTCTGATACAATTGATTGTAAAATTTCAACATATTCGAGCAGTTATGCTGGTATATACAAGGGAATTAATCTTCGTTTTTCTGACATCAACAAAAAGGATTTTACTTTACAGTATAGATGGTTTAACATAAGGGGTTGGAGAACCGGATATAATAAATTAATGAAACGGATATTTAGAGAAGTAAATAAAAAAACTAAGAAAATGATGGAAGATAATGATTTGGTTTATACTAAAGGCGTTTTAAATGATTTGGTCCCAGAGCATATTAGATTGCTTTCCCGTAAATTAGAGGAGACTCAAAAATGAAACTTACAGAAATTGAATAGAACAATCACAAGCATTATACAGAGAGAATACAAAGAATTTTCTCTGTACCAAGTTTCCAAGTTACCATCAATTCGTGATGGCCTAAAACCAGTGACTAGAAGAATATTACAGATTGCTAAGAAGAATAAATCCAAAGACTTCCTAAAGGTTGTGGAGCTTGCTGGTTTGGTCGCCCCACTACATGCACATGGTTCGGCTTCAATTTCCGGGGCGATAGTTACTCTCGGCCAAGATTTTGTGGGCTACAATAATTACTCATTCATACACCCTAAAGGCAATTATGGAACCAGATTAAATGGCGGAACCGCCGCCGCCGACCGTTACATTTGGGCTAAGTTATCCAAGAATGCCGAAAAGATTTTGATGGTCGATGAAGATATTGTTTCTTACATTCCTACTTATGATGAGTCTCGAAAGGAAGTAGAATATTTTCTACCATTAATTCCGACTGTAATTTTAAATCCATCAGAAGCAATTGCGGTCGGTTTCGCTTGTAAGATCATACCCTACAATCCAAAAGATATTATCAAGAATCAAATTCACCATCTAAAGAAAGACGGACTCGAAAAGATTCTGCCATACTATAAGGGGTTTAAGGGTAGAACTTTTATAGAATTGGATGAAGAAAACAATGAATGTCTATCGTGTGAAGGTGTCTATGAAATTATATCCAAGAAAAAACTTCGCGTAACAGAAGTTCCAATCAAATACACCCATGAAAAATACATCAACCTTTTAAATAAACTGGTAGACAAAAATCTTATCCGCTCTTTCAAGGACAATAGCAAAGAGACATTTAATATAGAAATAGAATTGCCCCTTATGACCAAAAAATATACCAAGGAAAAACTATTGAATCTATTGGGTCTGGTTAAACGACTAAACCCCAATTTCACATTCATGGATTTTGATGGACTGTCTGTTAAAAAGTATTCAGGTGCTAATGAAATTATATCATCATTCACAGATTGGCGTTTAAAGTTTTTCGAAAAGCGGTATGTACACAATTTAAAAATCTGCAAAGAAAAGCTATTTTATAATATGGTTTTGTACAAGATCATTACAAGCGACTTCCCCCAAAAAGTACAGTCAATGAGTAGGGAAAAAATGAAAACATTTATCTCCAACTTTACAAAGGATTCTGATATCATCAATAAAATTTGCGATCTTCCCATCTATAGGTTCAGTAAAGATGAGCGTTTGAAGTTGGAGAAACTATTAAAAGAATTGAAGAAAGATGGCGCATATTATAATAGCATGATTTCTAGTCCTACCAAGAGAAAGAATCAATACATCAAAGAGTTGGAAGAGCTTTTAAAATATTTGGGAGAAAAACATGACTGATAAAATTTGTGTCCTCACTCATAATGATTTTGATGGTGGTGCTTGTGCAATCATTCTAGCTAACGTGTATGGAAAAAATAATGTAGAAATAACTCCATTAGGTTACAAGAAATTGCGGGATTATGTTTGTTTTTTCATGCACCGAGAAAATTATAAGCGGTATAAGAAAACCTTTGTAGTAGATTTAAGCTTTAAGGAAGAGGATTTTAAAGACGCCTTTGGGGATGAATTGCCGGATAATGTTTATTTTGTAGATCACCATGATACATCCTCTCACGTACAGGGAAAAAAGAATTGTTTCTGGGACGGTTCAAAGTCCGCCGCCAGTTTACTTTTCTATCTGATGTCAAAAGCACATTTGGATAAGATAAAGCATCTACACGAATTTGTTACATTAGCAGAAGATTGGGACTTGTGGAAAAAGCAATATCCAAAAGCAGAAGAGCTTAATTTCCTATACTTTAAATATTGGTCTAAGGCTTTTATCAAAAGGTTTTTCGATGGCTCTTGTAAGTTGACAGATTCAGAACAAATCTTTTGTGACCGTAAAAAGAAGCACATCCAGAAAATCAAAGATGATGCAGATTGGATTCTGGGGTATGATAATAAATTGGCATACACCACTGTTCCAGAATTGCATCATTTGGTCGCTGATGATATTTATGAAAGGGAGCCGGAAGTTATTTGTTCGGCCATTTTTAACAGTCATAGAAAAATTCAATCACTGTCATTAAAAGCAAGACCGGAATATTTAGATGAACACAATTTATCCATTGGTACTTTTTGTGAGAAATTTGGCGGGGGTGGTCATCGACACGTTGGGGCAATTGGTAGTGAGAACTTAAAACAGACGTCTTTGGAAATAGTGTTAAAGGAATTCGTTAATTTTCTGGGACTCACATAATGCCAGACAATGATGTAATTGAATTAGATTGTAAAAGGTGTGGGGAAAAAGTCTGTACGAAAGAATTAGATTCTTCGGGCCAAACCATCACCGAAGTTTTATGTTGGAATTGTATCAGTTTGGATATGGAGGCCCGAAATACACAAAGATGTTTACATGATATAAAAACCACATCGAAGACTATAACGAAAGAGCAAAAGACTATCCAAAAATCATACAGGGGTTTGGCTAAGGAAGTTTTTAAGAGATTGCCAGATCAATTCAATAATAAGGATATTTTCGCATTGATGAATGTTATATATAAGGAAAGAAAAGATGCCGTATATAAACATCGGACTCTGGAAGAAAACAAACGACACATAAGGGTCTTGGGCTGGCGGTGGGTTCGCCGGTGGGCGGACAGGGGAGTTCTTGTCCAGCACAAACCCGGACAGAGAGGGACCTTCTTCACTAAGGTTGTTAAAAATAACGAACAAAATCGTTAACTATTAAGAAAGGATTATTTTCTAATTTTTCTCCTAAAACGCCTTGACTTTCTTCCATAAATACGATACAATTTCTATAGATGAGGAAGAGGAAGAGGAAGAGCAAACCCTAACCGGAGGAAACAGACATGGCTAAAATCATCCGCAAAGACTTCAACGGCGAAAAAGAAGAATTCATGTTTCTGATTGCAAAGGGCAAGATTCGCTCCAAAAATCAGAACGGACGTTCTTTCAATTGGGCCAATAAAGTCGATTTGAAGAAGAAGGAATTAAAGGCCGATGGAAACTGGAAACTGGTTTCTGTTACACCATCCAAAACCGGACATTGCGAGTTCTGCAATCACGCCATCAATCGGGCCTTTGAAGTTTGTTCAGAAGCAACCGAAGACCGGCCCGAACAGGTTTTGAAAATCGGTTCGGAGTGTGTCCGGTATTTCACATCATTGGAAGCCGTTGTAGAAATGCTCTTGATTAAGACACGTGCCCGGAATTACAAAATGGACGTCAATCTTAAAGTCAAGAAACTGTTGGACTTCATGAAGAAAAATAAAGAAGAACTGAAAAACAAAAAAGTAGAATGGACTTTCTATAATCAGACATCCGAAACAAACCACTTTGATGTTTTGCTCGACATGATTCGAAAATCCAAACGGCCCCAGATGATCGAAAGAGCAATGAATAAGTTGGGAATTTCCACCAAAGATCGATGGTACAAATTTACCGACAAGGAACAGGATTTAAGACAGGCGGTCAAGGACGTTGATATTCTTGAGGGAAATGAAATCCACTGGAAGATTGACGATAAAGACATCCCCGATTATCCCACTTATTTCCCCGGAGATTTTTCCTAGACATCCGACTAAGAATCCCGGAAAAATTTCCGGGATTCTAATTAAAAAATCGGAAAAATAGGTTATAATAATATTCCATTAAGGAGATTTAAATATGCCGTTTTATGATTATCAATGTGACAAGTGTGGAAAGATCAAAGAGATACAGCGAAAAATGATCGAAGACATAAAGGTGTATTGTGATGATTGTAATTCGGAACTTCGGCAAAAAATTGGAATTGATTTATCCGTTAGATGTCGTTGGGATGAATTGCCAGATAATCCAGCGATTTCACGAGAAGACCTCATGGACCCCACTAAATACTAGAAGGGAAATAATATCACTATGAAGATTTTCAATCTAGCACAGGAACACGAATCGGAACAATTCCCCATTGAACAATCACCGGATTTTGGAAATGCTTATAACATTTTCCTTCATGGGGAATTGGGTGGTTTTGGACAACCAGTTGGCGATACTGTATCGTTGACTACCAAGATCATTCGGGAATTATTGTATTGGGATAACAGAAACATTTCCAATATAATCGCTAAGAAATTGGCGTATCCAATAATTCTCCATATCAATTCTTTCGGTGGTGAAGTTTTTGACGCATTAAATATCATCGACACAATGTGGGGTTTGGAAACTCCAGTAGTAACTTATTGTTCCGGAAAAGCTATGTCTGCCGGTGCTATGATATTAATGGCGGGTGAAGCTGGTCATAGATATATTTCTCCAAATGCATATTCAATGCTTCATGAAATTCGGGGCGGTGCCCCGTTTGGGCCAATTTCAAGAATGGCACTGGAAAATATACAAAGTCGGAAATTACAAAATCGGTTGGAAAAATTCGTTATGAAAAATTCAAATATTAAGAAGAATGAAATCCAAGACATCATGAATACAGATGCACATTATGATGCCAAAGAAACTTTGAAATTTGGGCTTTGTGATTACATTACTAAGAGTGTCCCGAAAGTCGTTGAGGGTATGGATAATGTGTATTTCACCGACCTAAAGAAAGGCGCAATTCTATTCGGAAAGAATAGAAAAGGAAAGGCCAGAACGAACAAGAAAAGCAAGGCAAAAAAGACAAAGGCAAAAAGGAAAAAGAAAGTGGACAAGAAAGATGCATGGAAAAACGGAGTCTAAAATTATATAGGGGATTCAAATGATATATCAAATGATATACGAGACCGTTAAACCATATAAGGTGATATAATGAATAAAAGACACTTTTTTACAATTTTAATCCTTAAAGTCCTTGACAATGAATACAATTTTGGGTATACTGTGAGTAGATGAAAAAGAAAATAATAACCCACTTGTAGGAGTAAAACAAAATGGCTGACATGAAGACCACGAAAAATGTCCTAGAATTTGCGATTAAGTCTGGATTGCCCGTAATAATTTGGGGTGAATCTGGGGTTGGGAAAACAGAATCAGCGAACCAGATTACCACGATGTTGAAATATAATCTCGTGACCCTTCATCTTGCAACTCAGGATGTTGCGGATTTAATCGGAGTTCCACAAGCCGTTGAAGGCAAGACGGTTTACGCAAGACCTTCATGGTTAGTGGATTCCAAAACAGATGAAAAAATAGCGGACCCGAGCAAACCCACTGTTTATTTCCTTGACGAATTCAATCGGGCTTCAAGACCCGTTCTTGCCTGTATGTTGCCGTTCCTTCTGAATGGAACTATTCATGAACACAAGATCGGTAAAAAGGATTGTGTTATTGCCGCTTGTAATTTTGATGATGATGACTATGATGTAACCGAACTATCAGACAAAGCTCTTCGGGACAGGTGCGGTCATATTATCTGCCGTCCAACTGCCGCTGAGTTTATGACCTTTGCCGAAAATAAAATTGATGATGTGACTTGGGAACTGCTCAAGTCAAATCCAGAAATCGTTGCTATCAAAGCGAAAGAATTGGAATTTCAGGTTGACCCTTCCAGACGGAAAATCATACAGGTTACCCCATATTTCAAAAACGCTACAATGGCTCATATGAAAGCCAAAGGAATGGCGATTATGCAAGCATTCTTGGGCGAAAGTTTCACTTCGGTCTGGATGAAAAATTTCAAAAAGCGGGACAGGGGCCTCGAAATAAAAGAAATCATGAAGATGTCCAAAGAAACCAAAGCGAAAATAAAGAAAATGGTTTCTGGAAACGTTAGGGTCGATGTTCTGAATGTTACCAATGACCGGATTTTGAAATACTTCAAGAAAAATGAAAAGAAAACTTTGGACGATGATCAGGTTGAAAACCTTTTCCGGTACGTCTACATGCTCCCAAGTGATATGTCAAGGGTCTTGGTCGAGCAGATGGACAAAGAAATCAAGACCATCAACAAAGTACCTTTCGGGGAATATTTCTGGACTGTATCCGAAAAGAACAATTGGGTAGATATGATAAGGAAGTTAGTTGACTCTTATCAGTCATAGAAGTGAATAAAATATTGAAAGTTTACCCCGGTGGACAATTCGGTCCGCCGGGATGGGCCATAGAAAGAAAAGAATTTGAAAAAAACATATACAGCCACAGACATTGAAGTCTTGTCCGAAATTGAACACGTTCTGAAAAAACCCGGAATGTGGGTTGGCTCAATTCACGATGAAAAACGGATATGCTGGGGAATCGAAAATGGGAAAATGAAGAGTCTAGAAATTAAGACCAATCCAGCCATGCACAAAATCTATAGGGAAGTTTTGGATAACGCAATTGATGAACTAATACTATCGCAGAAAAAAAATCCACGGATTGAAATTGAAATGTTGCCCAATAATGGAATCCGGATTAATGATAATGGCAGAGGAATCCCCATAGAAAGACATCCAAAAGAACGTAAATGGGTTCCTGAACTTGTTATGACTCAGCTTCGGTCGGGTAGGAACTTCGGAGATACAGATCAACAGACCATCGGAACTTACGGTGTTGGCGTGTCATTGACGAACATTCTAGCCAGTAAATTGGAAATCAAAATTGCAAGGGATGGTAAATCATACACACAGATTTTTGAAAATAATAGCAAAAATAAAACTGACCCGAAGATTAAGAAAATTAGCAAACACTCTTATACGGAAATAACCTTTATCCCCGATATAAAAATATTCGGTCAATCCAAATATTCTTTGGAATTGATTCGGAGAGAATTGATAGACCTTTCATATATGTTTTCCAATATTACTTTCATTCTCAAGTCTGGTACTGGTCCGGCTGAAAAAATCAGAGGGAAATCTTTCGCTGATTACATGGGAAATTTTTCAGAAAGCAATGTCTTTACAGAAGATAAGAATGCCAAAGTAGGTTTATATTTAAGGGACGTAGTAGACTTGGACCAAATTTCCATGGTCAACGGGGCCTTTACTGTTGGGGGTGGTTCACATATCAATTACATTTTGACTTGGATTAATAAACTCAGACCACTCATCGAAAGGCGTATTAAATACAAAATCAAACCCAATGATATTAAAAATTGTTTGGGTGTTGTATGCTTTTTGAGTATGAAGACACCGGAGTTTGATAGTCAAACCAAAAGCAGACTGATATCTCCAGATAGCGAAATATCAAAATTCTTAGATGTGTTGAGTGATAAGTTTCTGAGAAAATTTACAAAATCATCGGTCTTCGCCGGTCTTTTGGATGCGCTAATTATACGGTGCGAATCCAAAGAAAAATTGATAATGAGAAAATCACACAAAGCACTTAAAAAAATTAAGGTCGCCAAATTGATAGACTGTCATAGCAATAACCGCAAAGAGTGTACTTTGTTTATAACAGAAGGTGAATCCGCTCGTGGATATTTATCTGCGGTTTCAGATAGAAATGTTATAGCAAGCTTGCCCCTAAAAGGCAAGGTGTTAAATTGTCATAGCATAAAGGCAACTAAATTATTAGCTAATGAGGAGATCAAGAGCCTACTTACTTCATGTGGTCTAGAAGTTGGTAATCCAGATATTAGCGATTTGCGTTATGGAAAAATTGTCATTGCTACAGATGTTGACCAAGATGGTAATGCTATTTTATCATTGCTCATTAATTTCTTTTTCAAATTTTGGCCAGACTTATTCAAGGAAAACATTATCACTAGATTCATTACACCATTATATTCCGTCATTAAATCCAATAAAAAGAAATACTACTATAGTAAAAAAGAATTTAATACCAGTGGCACCGGGGGGGATGCCACTTATTTTAAAGGACTCGGTTCAATGTCCAAAGACGATTGGGATTATGCAATCAATAAGAATCCAAAATATATTAATATAGATTTGGATGATTATTCCCAAGACAATCTGGATTTGGCATTTAGTTCCGATGTCGAAAAGAGAAAAAAATGGCTAACTTAGATAAGAAGCAAAAGGAGAAATTGAAAGACGATTTCCTGTTCTATATTTCCATTGAATATGGTGATTTATCTGAAAGGGATAAATTGGCCGTAAAGGAAATTGTAACGAGTTCAGATTTTCCGGAACATTCCGGTGCGGTTGAATGTTCTTATGTAGGCGAAGATATTGTGTTTAAATATTCCGAATCCGGAAAACTGGTTTATAAGCGTGGTGCTATATGTGGAATTTTGGATAAAATAGATTATTTATCTTCAAATAGTATGATAAAAAAGGCCGAACAATGATATAATAGAGTCACAAAACCAATTGAGGAGAATGCTATGTCAAAGCCCGATGAAAAAACGTCCAAGTTTAAAATCGTATTCAAGACTAAAGAACAAATTCGGGGATTCAGGGAACCGCTAAATCGAATTGGCTTCGCTTCTGGAGTTGGAATTATATTGAATATTAATGAAAATGAAATAAAGGTCAATGCCGTATCGGACACCAATAACATTCTTGGACAGGTAGTAATGAAGGTTTCAAGCGTTTGTGAATCCATTGAAATTGATGGAGAAGTAGATGTCGGCATTCTTGAGTACGAAAATTTTCTCAGTTGTTTTGAAATGTTTGAAAGTGAATTTGAAATTGAATTCGATGGCGAAAGATTTATTTTCCAAGATAAAAATAACACATCCAAACTGGAATTTTTCTCAACCAGACCCGATACCATTCAGCATTGTTCAGACGTAACTCCAAAAAAATTCGGCACATCGTTTGTTGACTTCACTTTAAAATTGAAGAATATTCAGAAAATCGTCAAGGCGTTTTCTATACTAGGAGAGGATTTACTTAAAATTAGTTCCAATGAAAAGGAAAAGAAATTAGATATCTCGATTGCCAATAAGGGCAAATCCAATTCATATTCCTTCTCAATAGATTATGATAAAGCCCCCTCTCAATCGTTTGAAATGTTTTACAGTCACGACCATTTGATGAATCTTTTTAAGTGTAACAGTGATATGGATATTTCTATTACCGAAAAGGCGTTAATGAGTACGGTTTGTAATGATCAATATTCTATAAGGTATTACATTTCACGAAGGAGCTAAAATGGCTAAAGAAATTTTAGTTGAGAAATATAGACCCACTTCATTGGATGAAATGATTTGGCCCGACGAAAAAATTAAAAAGCAATTTCAAAACATGCTCGACGATGGATTGTCCGGACACTTATTATTACATGGTGGGGCGGGTGTTGGCAAATCGACCATTTCAAAAATCATCGCCAATAGTATTTCGGATGATGTTCTTTATATTAATGCCAGTGATGAAAATAATATTGATATGGTCCGAACCAAAATAAAAGACTTTTGCACTTGTATGGGAATGTCTGATGTCAAGGTTATCATTTTGGATGAAGGCGATTTTCTCTCAGCCAATGCACAAGCCGCTCTTCGTAACATCATGGAAGAGTATCATAAATTCACAAGATTCATATTGACAGCCAATTATCCAAATAAAATAATCGACCCCCTGAAATCACGATGCCAACAATTCAAATTCATGTCTCCTAGTAAAAAAGAAATTGCAAAATTAGTGGCAAAGATTTTGAAAAATGAGAAAGTCCAATTCTCAGTCAAGCAACTGCTACCATTTTTAACCGCTTGCCAAGGGGATATCAGGTTAACTATTAACACTATCCAAAAACATATCATCGGAGATAAGTTAACGGACTTCACTTCTCTAGAAGATAGTATTGGGGATTTAATAAAACATCTACAGAATAGAAAATTCAATCTTTTTCGCCAAGAGTTCATGAATCGTAATGTGGATATTATCGGATTCTACAGATACGTTTTTGATAATGCAAAAGACATTACTAGAAATTGGGTTGACTTAATGTTATTGATTGGGGAATATTCGTATCGTCACTCTCTGTCGGGTGACCCCTATATCAATTTATTCTCGTGTGCGCTAGAAATTATAAAACTTATTCCCGGAGGAGAC